TTGCCTTATGGAAAAGAAAATGATATAAAAATGAGTGGATTAAAAAATGGCAGAACAAGACGATAAAAAATTTTCGCCTATTGAAAAGGCATTACCTAATATTCAAAACTTAGATTTGGATAAAGAGGATGTTGCGGTTGAACAAGAGATTGTGGTTGAAGGACAAGAACAACTCGATGGCGAACCTAGAATTACAGAAACCGCTGATGGCGGTGTAGAAGTTAACTTTGATCCTAATCAAGTTAACCCACAAAATCCTGAAGACCCCAATGCTAATCTAGCAGAATCTTTACCTGAAAATGTTTTAGGACCTTTAGGATCTGATCTATACGAAAAACAGAATGATTATAAAATGTCTCGTAAGGATTGGGAAGAGACTTACATTAAAGGATTAGATTTATTAGGATTCAAATATCAAAACAGAACACAACCATTCCAAGGTTCCTCAGGTGCAACGCACCCGGTTCTTGCCGAAGCGGTTACACAGTTTCAAGCATTAGCTTATAAAGAATTATTACCAGCAGATGGTCCTGTTAGAACTCAAGTAATGGGAGTTCCAACACCTCAAAAAGACCAACAATCAAAACGTGTTAAAAATTACATGAACTATATGTTGATGAATAAAATGAAAGGTTATGATGAAGACTTTGATCAGATGCTTTTCTATTTACCATTAGCCGGTTCAACTTTTAAAAAAGTTTACTATGATGCGATTAAAGGAGAAGCTGTTTCAAAATTTGTTCCAGCCGATGATCTTTTAGTTCCCTATTCAGCAACAAGCTTAGAAGATGCAGATTGTATTATTCATGTCGTTAAGATGTCTGCTAATGAAATTAAAAAACAACAAGTCGCTGGTTTCTATAAAGATGTAGAACTAGGCGCACCGTATTACTTTAATGATCCTCTAACTGAAAAAGAGAGAGACATTGAAGGAATGAAAAAATCTAAACCCGACGATATTTACACTCTGTATGAGTGCCACACGAATTTGGACCTGGAAGGCTTCGAAGACACTAATCCACAAACTGGAGAACCGACAGGGATCAAACTACCCTACATCGTTACCATCGATGCAGGAAGCCGTACAGTTCTTTCAATACGAAGGAACTTTGCGCCCAACGATCCTACTAAAAGTAAAATCAAATATTTTGTCCATTTCAAATTTCTGCCTGGACTAGGATTTTACGGACTAGGATTAATACACATGATTGGCGGATTGAGTCGTACTGCAACAGTCGCTCTCCGCCAATTATTAGATGCTGGTACACTATCTAATTTACCAGCCGGATTTAAAATGAGAGGAATCAGAATAAGAGATGATGCCTCTCCACTTCAACCGGGAGAATGGAGAGACGTAGATGCTCCTGGTGGAAACTTAAAAGATTCATTTATGAATTTGCCGTACAAAGAACCTTCTGCCGTTCTGTTTCAATTAATGGCAACAGTTGTATCGGCAGGACAACGATTTGCATCTATCGCCGACATGCAAGTAGGCGATGGAAATCAAGGAGCTGCTGTAGGAACTACAGTTGCTTTATTAGAACGTGGCTCAAGAGTAATGAGTGCAATCCATAAAAGATTGTATTCTTCTTTAAAAGAAGAGTTCGCGTTGCTTGCAAAAATATTTGGTCAGTATCTACCACCTGAATATCCTTACGATGTTGTGGGTGCGCAGAGAACGATCAAAGCAGCAGATTTTGACGATAGGGTTGATATTCTTCCCATTGCGGATCCTAATATATTTAGTCAGACGCAACGAATAAGTATGGCTCAAACTGAATTACAGTTAGCTATGTCAAACCCACAAATGCATAACTTATACGAAGCATATCGTACCATGTATTCGGCACTGGGAGTGAAAGACATCGATAGAGTCTTACCACCTCCTCCGCCACCGCAACCAAAAGATCCAGCAATAGAGCATATTGATGCTTTAGCGCAAAAACCTTTTCAAGCGTTTATGGGCCAGGATCATAGAGCACACGTAAGTGCGCACTTACATTTTATGGCCTTGAATATGGTACGTAATAATCCTACCGTCATGGCTGCTGTAGAAAAAAATATTTTAGAACACATTAGTTTAATGGCTGCTGAACAAGTTCAAATGGAATTTAAAGAAGAGCTACAACAGATTCAACAATTACAAATGATGTCTAAACAAAATCCACAAATGGCTCAACAGCTTCAGCCTCAGATTGTTCAAATCACTCAACAGATTGAAGCACGTAAAGCTATTTTAATTGCTGAGTTTATGGAAGAATTTATGAAGGAAGAAAAAACTATTACTTCTCAATTCGATCATGACCCATTATTGAAACTTAAGTCTAGAGAAGTTGATTTAAAAGCAATGGATACTCAAAGAAAAGAAGAAGAGATGGTTCAGCGTAAAAACCTTGAAAATGCTAAATTAGTATCTAGAGAAGGTATTGAAGGAGATAAACTAGATCAAAACGAAGATTTAGCACATTTAAGAGCAGATACAGCTTTGACGAAACAAACAATGTCTGATAGTGTTAAGATGGACATTGCCAATATGAAACGTAAAGACGTTAAAACATTAAAAGGTCCAAAATCATAGGAGGAAACATGGCAAAAGACAAAGAACCTTTCTACAAAGGAGTAGATCAAAAACAGTTCCTGAATAAGGACGGCTACCTAAAAGGTGGTGTTGATATTCAAATTCCTGAAGAGATCCCAACAGTTAATAAAGTTGGTGGTCAGCGTAGAATGTTAGCTGAAAAAAAGTCAAAAGTTAAGTGGTACTAGTATGGCTTGGTTTGGTTTAGCAAAAATTGCTTTACAAGCTGGGAGTAAGATATACTCTAACCGTCAAAGAACAAAAATGGCTATGTCTGATGCACAGTTAATGCATGCAGAAAAAATGGCTAGAGGTGAGGAATCTTACCAGGGTAAGCTTTTAGAATCTCGGGATAACGATTACAAGGACGAGATCGTACTTGCAATATTAACGTTGCCCATAATTGTGCTCGCCTGGTCGGTGTGGACAGAGGATCCGGAAGCTATGAAGAAGATTGAAATCTTTTTTGAGTACTTTTCAAATCTTCCAAAATGGTTTACAAATTTATGGATTTTAGTCGTGGCAAGTGTTTTTGGAATAAAAGGAACGCAGATATTCCGAAACGGTGGACCTAAAAAGTAATTGCGTTTAATATAATAATACGATAGGAGTTAAATATGAGAAACGATTTTGGAAATAGACCTTATAAGCCTAGATTCCCATATTCTAGCACAGAGAAGAAACAAGGCTACAACGATAGACTTGATGAATCTTTAGGTGCAAGAGATGGTGCTGAATCTACTAAGTCTCAATCTTTAAAAGATAGAAGAGATGAGTCTAAAGGTGCTGAAAAAGCAGCAGGCAACAGAGCTTATTCTGCTGTCTCTACAATGGACAAGTAATGGGTTATCAAGATAAAAAAGCTATGGCTATGCCTAAGTATTTTTCATCTAACAAAGACGGTTATCCTAGCGGCGGTATACCTATAACAAGAACTGGTTTTAAAGATGGTACTGACAAGAACTGGATTCAAAAAGCTACAGCATCAATTAAAAAAAGAGGAACTAAAGGAAAATGTACTCCTATTACTAAAAAAGGATGTACAGGACGAGCTAAAGCTTTAGCTAAAACATTTAAACAAATGGCTGCTAACAGAAAGGCATAGTGAACGAAATAGAAAGTTTAAGAATACTTATTAGAAATAGACTTAGTGAGCTAACTATTGCTATTACTTCAGGGGTTGACAACATGGAGTCGTATAAGTATATAATAGGACAGATAAAAACTTACGAATCAATCTTACAGGAGATATCCAACCTGCTAGACAAAAAGGAGCAATATGAAAAACACACAGGAACCGTCATCGACATCAACAGTCCCAAAACATAAACCAGCATTAGAAGAAAAATACAAAGAAGAAGCCAATAAACTACCAGTACCTACTGGTTGGAGACTTTTAGTATTACCATTTAAAGGTAAGAAAAAAACTAAAGGAGGAATTCTATATTCTGATGAGCAAATTGAAAGACAACAACTAGCAACTGTAACAGGTTGTGTATTAGCTGTAGGTCCTCAAGCTTATAAGGATAAAGAAAGATATCCCGAAGGTCCGTGGTGCAAGAAAGGCGATTGGGTTATATTCGCCCGTTATGCAGGATCTCGGTTTAAAATAGAAGGTGGAGAAGTACGCTTACTAAACGATGATGAAATCATCGCAACCATACAAGACCCGGAGGACATCGTCCACGAGTTTTAACATAGAAAAGGAGAACTATGCCAGAAGAAGAAAAAAAAGTAGCAGAAGAAGTCAAGTCAGTTCCTCTTGATACAACAGGCCCAGGAGTGGAAGTAGATTTACCGGATGAAACCGTTAAAGAAGCTGAAGCTGCGCCAGAAACGGAACAAAAGGAAGAAGTCGTAAAAGTAGAAGAAGTAAAAGAAGAACCAGTAAAAACGGAACCTGAAACAGAAATTAAGAAAGATGATTCAAAATTAGAAGAGTATAGTGAAGGAGTTCAAAAAAGAATTGCTAAGCTAACTCGAAAAATGAGAGAAGCTGAACGTAGAGAAAAAGCTGCATTAGATTATGCACAAGGTGCTAAATTAGAAATGGCTCAAGTTAAGGAGCAGTTTCAAAGTACTGAAGAAAAATACGATAAAGCGTTCTCAGAAAAAGTTACAGAACAATTAAAATCAGCACAAACTGATTTAGCAATAGCCATTGAAAGTGGTGATGCTCAAAAACAAGTAGAAGCAAATAAAAAAATTGCTGCCTTGTCTATTGAAGAAGCTAGATTAAGCGCTGCTGAAAAGTACCGTTCTGAGAAAAAACCTAAAGTTCCTCAGGAAGAGGATCACTTAAGATATAGGGAAACACCAGGAGAGCTTCCAAGGCAACAAGCTGCTAAAGGAACACCTGATCCGCAAGCTGAAGATTGGGCTGCTGAAAATTCATGGTTCGGAAAAGATAGAGCTATGACGTTTACAGCGTTTGAAATTCATAAGGATTTGGTTGAAAAAGAAGGTTTTGATCCTAAATCTAAAGACTATTATGTGGAAATAGATAAAAGAATACGTGTTGACTTTCCCCATAAATTTGGTAAGAGTATAAGTACAAATACGACCAAGCCCGCTCAGACGGTTGCTTCCGCAGGGTCATCAGCTCAAAGAAGTATAAAACCTGGTCGCACAACTGTGAAACTCACGTCATCACAGGTAGCAATAGCTAAAAAATTAAACGTGCCACTAGAAGACTATGCAAAACAATTACACATGAAGGAGGTATAAGCATATGAAAAATCAAGACAACAAAACCCCTCGTGCTCATCAAGTTAGGTCGGAATCTGAAAGACCAAAAGCTTGGGTGAATTCATCTCACTTAGATGCACCTGAATGTCCTGCCGGATATAGACAAAGATGGATACGTTATGAAACGATGGGCCAAGATGATACGAAAAACATCACGGCCAAACTTAGACAAGGATGGGAACTCGTAAGAGCTGATCAATATCCTGACGCTAATTATCCAACTTCAAACGAAGGCAAGTATAAAGGCTACATCGCAGTAGGTGGTCTAGTGTTGGCTAGAATACCAGAAGAGATCGCAAAGCAACGTGACGCACACTTTAGTAAGTTAACCAAAGATCGTAACGAAGCAGTCGAAAACGAACCTCTGAAGGATCAACATCCAAGTATGCCAATGACAAGTCAAAGGCGTACTACGTATAGTTTCGGTGGTGCAAAGAAGAACGATTAATTTTTTAATTATTTTTCTAAGGTCAATCCTCACTACTGATTTTTTTTAACCCGTTCATGGATAAAACTATGGACACTTGAAAAGGTAATATATAACAATGGCAAATCGACAAACACAAGGTAATGGATTAACGCCAGTAATGACGCTTGGAAACACTCCAGCGACATCTGGTCAATCTAAATACCAAATCGAAAACGGTGCCGCGTTCAATATCTACCAAGGCGAACCAGTTATTTTGGACCAAACAGCAGTAGTAGCTGCTGGTGGTTTCTTAACTAACGGTTGCGCTTCGACAAACAATAATTTCTTAGGCGTATTCAATGGTTGTTTTTACAATGCATCGACTACAAGTAAGCCTACATGGAATAATGCGTATCTAAACGCTGTCGGAGTGGTAGCAGGCGAACTAATCACTGCATTCGTTAATGACAACCCTTTCCAAGAATACCAAATCGCTCTAACAGCAGCAATTGCTGGCGCACCAACTGAAAATAACATACAAGCTATTTTTGGTGGTACAGCTGACACTTCTGCTTCAGGCACTTCTACAGGTGGCAGGTCTAACATTTCGTTAACTGCACCAGCAGTTGGAGCCTTCGGTTGGCTAGCTCTAAGAAGAGCTGAAGACGTAGACAACAGCGATTTCGCAAGCGCGTATGCAAATATTATAGTTATGCAAAACTTGAAATATTCGCAAACGATTGCGGGAATATAGGAGCATAAAACATGGCAATATCACGAGCACAGCTAGTTAAAGAACTAGAACCAGGTTTGAATGCACTATTCGGCTTGGAATACAAACGATACGAAAACGAAGCAGGTCAGATATTCGATTCAGAATCATCTGACAGAGCTTTTGAAGAAGAAGTAATGTTAAGTGGTTTCGGTACTGCTGATACTAAACCTGAAGGTCAAGGCGTAAGCTACGACGACGCTCAGGAAACGTACACAGCTAGATACACAATGGAAACAATAGCATTAGCCTTCGCTTTAACAGAAGAAGCTATCGAAGATAACCTCTACGACAGAATCTCTTCTCGTTATACAAAAGCACTAGCACGTTCAATGGCAACATCAAAACAAGTTAAAGGTGCAAACGTTTTAAACAATGCAACTTCTGGAGCCGCTTTAGGCGGTGATGGAGTTTCATTAGTTTCTAATGCTCACCCTACACTTAATGGTAATCAGTCTAACAGACCGACTACTTATGCTGACCTTTCTGAAACATCTCTAGAACAAGCGTTAATTGATATCGCTGGTTACCAGGATGAAAGAGGATTAAAAATTGCAGCTCAAGGAATGAAAATGATCATCCCTAAAGAATTGCAATTTACTGCTGAGAGACTTATGAAGTCTCAAGGTAGAGTAGGTACAGCTGATAATGATATCAATGCGATCAAAAACATGGGTATGGTTCCACAAGGTTACAATGTGAACCACTACTTAACTGACGTTGATGCTTGGTTCATTAAAACAGATGTTCCAAATGGAATGAAGCACTTCACAAGAGCTCCATTAAAAACAGCTATGGAAGGCGACTTCGATACTGGCAATGTGAGATACAAAGCAAGAGAAAGATACAGCTTCGGCTGGTCTGACTGGCGTGGTGTCTACGGCAATATGGGTGCTTAATTAAGTACTTTAATGAGGCCGCCTCAAAACGGCCTCATTTCAAATATAAAGTAAGAAATACACTATGAAAAACTTTCGAGTACAAATCCGTTACCATGGGCATTATGCAGACTTCACCATTATGGCTGAAGATAATGCTAAAAGTATTGAACAATCTATCCTTGACAAACTAGGTAAAAATGAGGTAAAGTTTGATACTGATGGATTTACCAATAAAAAAGGTAAATGGATAACTTATGAGGAAGTTATATATGACTCAAGACCTATACAAACAGAAGAAGTCCTTGGAGTTAAGTTGGGAGCAAGAGTATAACGAATCAGGTAGATATACTCTAAACATGGTAAAGATCGATGACAAAATTAGAGAAATTGTCACTGAGATCAAGTTAGAAGAAGCAAAAGTTGCTCACCGTGTTAACCAAATTGAAGACGCAGCTCCTTCAATAAACATAGCTAGCTAAGGCTTACAAAAATCATACAAAACCTACAGGATCACTTGCGCGTAATTAAAAATTAGGCTATAGATTAAGTACTATACAATAATTAATTAGAATACTGACGAGTATAGTCGACGACCTAGAGACAGTATTCACATAATCTAGGAGGATTATATCATGGCAACAACACGTTTTAGAGGACCAGTTCTACAAGGCAAATTCAACGAAGCCGGTGTAACTGGATACAACCTAAATGAAAAAAAAGTTGCTACAGCAGTAGCGATTGGCGACAGTGGAATGACTTTCACTTCACCATCTGGAAGTCCAACTTTCACATTACCTGCAGTAGCGGCTAACGAAGGCTCTGTTTTTACATTTGTAAACACAGGTTCTGATGGCTCTAATGGAATAGTGGTAACTGGCGCAGCCGGGGAATTCATTATCTATAAAGGAGTGGTAGCACAAATCACTTTAACAAATACATTGGCTACTTCTAAAGTAGGCGACTTTGTAAAAATCGGTGGAAACGCCGGTGGTACAGCTTGGACAGTTTTAGATATTCAAGGTACTTGGGCATAATTAAATTAATCTAAGCTCCTTCGGGAGCTTAGAGAATTAGGAGAATAATATGGGATATGCAGGTGGAGCAACACCAGTAAAACAATTCTATACAGAAGCAAGTTCTACTTTAAGAACAGCCATTGGTGGAGCAACAGCTGCTGGACCAATAGTGATGCTTAAAGGTGTTACAATTAATCCAAGTGGTGGTACATGTCATGTACGAATATATGATGGCAGCACTACAGGTGGTACTAAAATCTACGAAATAAAACTAAGTGATTCTGCAGTTTATCAAGAATACATTTCAGCCGTAGGTATTAGATGCCAAAATGGTATATACATAGAACTTGTAGCAGGGACAACTTCTGTATCAGTAATCTGGCAATAGGAGGTCAATAAATGGCGACGTCCGGAACGGTAAGTTTTAACTTATCAATCGAAGAACTAATTGAAGATGCATTTGAAAGATGTGGTGGTCAGGCTCGTTCTGGTTATGACATTAAAAGTGCAAGACGTTCATTAAATATTTTATTATCTGAATGGGGTAATAGAGGTTTGCATTATTGGGAAGTCGGTAATGTAAATATGGAATTAGTTACCAATCAGAATGTTTATGATATTTATAAAGATTCAACAGCAAGAAATTCGGTAACTGATAATCCAGCGAAAGATAATACAGGTGCATATATTTATAATGCTACTGACATATTAGAAGTAGCATACAGAAATGAAATTGCTTCTCCAACAGATGTTTCTATGACTAAGATTGATAGATCTACATATCAAGCTTTAGCTAATAAAAAATCAACAGGAACACCTTCACAATATTTTGTACAAAGATTTACTAATTTTACTAGAATTACTATTTATTTAACACCCAGTGCTTCTACTAATAAATTTTTAAATTACTATTACATTAAACGAATTCAAGATTCAGGAGCTTATGCTAATGATCCTGATGCACCATACAGATTCTTACCTTGTATGACAGCAGGGTTAGCTTTTTATTTAAGTCAAAAAATAGCACCTGATAGAACACAAGCTTTAAAATTATATTATGAAGATGAATTGTCTCGAGCTTTAGCTGAAGATGGATCAGCAACAAGTTCTTACATAACGCCAAAGGCATACTATCCATCGGTAAGTTAATATGGGAAAATTTGCATCAGGAAATAAAGCAATAGCTATTTCAGATAGATCAGGATTAAGATTTCCTTATGTTGAAATGGTTAAAGAATGGAATGGAATGTGGGTTCATACTTCTGAGTTTGAATCGAAACAACCACAATTAGATCTAGCCGTTATTGGTCCTGATGGAATTGCATTAGAACACCCAAGACCCGAACAACGAAGTAATGTTTCAGTTCCCCGATTACTTCCTGTTAATCCTTTTGAAACTTATTTAGCAGGTAATCCACAAGTTTGGACACACTCACCAAATCATCAAAGAAATGATTCTACTATTGTGCGATTTAGAGGAACTACTCAAGCAAGTACAAGTACAGGAGAATCAGGATGGCCTCCAACTCCAGCTAACGGTGCACCGAGTTATAGTGTTTGTTTAGATGTAGATGGAATTCCAGGTTCTTTTATTTGCCAAGCAGTAGGTCATACAATTCTTGTTGGTAAAAGAGGAGCAGCTTTAAATACAACTTTAGTTAGTGCAATTGATTCTACTCAAACTACAGGAATTAAATTAACTAATGCTACAGCATTTGAGTCAGTAACGACTACTAATTTTTTAAAACAAGCTATATTAATAGGAACAGAGCTTATTCAATATACAACTATTGCTGATGATAATTCATTAGGACAAGTAAGTCCTGAAGCTACAGCAATAAATCCAAACGTTGTAACAAGAGGAGCATTTGGTACAACAGCAGCTTCTCATTCAGCAGGAGCACTTGTTTACTTAATAGAAGATCCTACTAATTATTTTACCTTTGAAAAAATTGGAACTAATGCTACAGTGGGAAGAATAACAGGAGGCGGTTCACCAGTTTCAGCTGGGCCGGTTACAATTACACCATGACATATGATGAATTAGTTGCAAAAATTAAATCTTACTCAGAAGTAGACGATACTGTTTTTACTACTACTGTTGTAAATGGGTTTATATCCGACGCAGAATATAGAATTATGACAGAGGTAGATCTTGACGTTTTCAGAAGAAACGACTACTCTACTCTTACAGTAGGAAATGAATTTTTAACTCTACCTAATGGTATTCTACTTATTAGATGGGTTGAAACTTATCCTGCTGCTAATCCTCAAGATAGAACAGTTTTAATGCAAAAAGACGTTTCTTTTATTGATGAATATACAGGTAGCCGTATTACTCAGGGAACTCCTAAATACTATGGTTATTGGAATGAAACAAAATTGTTATTGGGTCCCACACCAGATACAGCCTTGAATGTTGAGGTTGCATATGTTAAAAGACCTAACACAGCAGATGGAACTAAACTAGATTCATCTAACACTACTACGTATTTAAGCTTAAACGCTCCAAATGCGCTCTTGTATGCCACGATGGTTGAAGCATGCACTTTTTTAAAAGACAAGGACCAGCTCCAAGTATACGAAGGAAGATATGCCCAATCCTTAATGGGATTAGGTATTGAACAACAAGGACGAAGACGAAGAGATGAATATGTGGATGGCGAGATCAGACAAAAATTACGTTCTGTTCCACCAAGCCCATAATAGATAAGGAGAAAATATGGCAAATACGGTAATGACAAGCTTCAAAACAGAATTGCTATCAGGCGATCACGATATCGCAACTGGTGGTGATGCATACTATTTAGCTTTGTACACAAGTGCATCTTCAATTAACAGCGCAACCACTACAGTTTACACTACAGCGAACGAAGTTCCTAATAGTGGAACATATGTAGCGGGTGGATTACAGCTTGCAGGACAAGCAGTATCTGCTTCTGGTACGACTGCAATTGTAGATTTTACAGACAGATCATTTACAAGTGCAACTATCACAGCAAGATATGCATTGATTTATAAATGGAATGCTAGCCCTGGAAGTACAAAAGCTGTTTGTGTATTAGATTTTGGATCTGATCAGACATCTACAAGCGGAACATTTACGATTCAGTTTCCAGCTGCAGGTGCAAGTACTGCTATCATAAGAGTAGCATAGGAGATTAAATGGCTTTTATAACAAACGATCGAGTTAAAGTAACTTCGACGACTAACGGCACAGGTACATTTACTTTAGGTGCTGCGGTCACAGGATTTATAGATTTTAACACTGGTATAGGAAACAGTAATACTACTTACTACACTATTGTTGGTGAAGATGTTTCATCAGAATGGGAAGTAGGTATTGGAACTTATACTCACTCAGGTACAACACTATCAAGAGATACCGTAATTGGTAGTAGTAATGGGGGAGCTAAAACTGTTTTTACTACTGGAACTAAAATTGTTTTTGTTACGTTACCAGCGGACAAAGCAGTAATGAAGGACAGCTCTGGTGATTTAGTTTACGGCGACGGAACAGCAGTTGACGTAGGCGCAAGTAAAGGATTCGCAACAGCAATGGCTATTGCGTTATAATAAGGAAAAAACATGGCACAAAATTTTAGAAGATACACCTCTAACAACGTAGGAACAGTTGCGGCGACTATCGTCACAGCAAATTCATACGATGCGATAGTAGGTATATCTTTGTCGAATGTGCATACTTCTGCAATCAATGTAAGTTGTTATATTAATGACGGAACAAATGACATCTATCTTGTGAAAGATGCTCCACTTCCTGTGGGGTCTTCTTTGCAGGTTTTAGATGGGGGAGCAAAATTAGTGCTCGATGGTACTACTTCAGATGCTCTTAAAGTTATTAGTGATACAGCTTCTTCATGTGATGTATGGGTAAGCGCAGTTGATGCAATTAGTACATAAGGTTAACAATGGCTTATATCGGAAACACACCTGCTGAAGCATATATCAGCATTAGTTCACAGACGTTTACTACCATAAACGGAACGGCTTACACGTTAAGTACGACGGTAACTACTTCTGACGACATTGCGTTATTTTTAAATAACGTTAGACAAAAACCTTCAACATACACAGCAACAGGCACTACTTTAACAATGGGTACAGCTACTACAACAGCTGATGAATTGTATTGTGTCTTTTTAGGAAAAGGAATTCAAACAGTTAACCCCCCTGCTGATTCAGTAGGAACTTCTCAAATTGCAGATGATGCTGTAACAACAGCTAAATTAGATAATCTTGCTGTTACTAATGCTAAAGTTGCAGATGATGCAGTAGGAGTAGATGAATTATCAGCTACTGGAACAGCATCTGCTTCAACTTATTTAAGAGGAGATAACTCTTGGGCAGCGGTAGCTGCAGACACTAATGATAAAGTTAGTGTAAGTGCAGATGATACAACACCAGGATATTTAAATGGCAAGCTAGTTGCAGGAACTAATATTTCATTAACAGAAGGATCAGGCGGCGGTGATGAAACTTTAACCGCAGCATTTACTGGAAATCTTAATGCAAGTGTACTTAATGCAGGTACAGTTGCAACAGCAAGATTAGGAACTGGGACAGCAGACGGAACAACTTTTTTAAGAGGAGACCAAACTTATGCGGCAGCAGGTGGTGGAAAAATTAATCAGTATCAATACACAGTATTAACAGATTATTCTCAATCTTCTACAACTACTGCTACTTGGATTGATGTAACAAATCTTAATGTAAGTATTACACCATCAGCAACTGATTCAGTTATAATTATTCAATATTCATTAGTGTCCTGTAATTCAACAGGAGATTATCCT